GAAGGTGGGCGCGTCGGCAGACTCCTTCGCCATTCGCATCCCCAGGGAGTCCACGGTCAATCTGGGGCCATTCCTGCTGGTGGGCCACGACGACGCAGGCATCTCCATCGGGGCTGTGACCAGCCCGAACAACGTCTGGGTCACCGGACATGCGATCGTCCAGAGAACACAAATCTGATGGTTTGGGGAGAAAAATCACGAATTTCGAGTCCATGTCTTGACCATGGGCCCCAACTCTCGGTAACATGGGAACCTCACGCATGACAAAAAGTCAGTTCAACACCTCCTGCGAGTTCGACAAGGTCGACGAAGGCCACGGCATGGTCTTCGGATTCGCCGTCGTCTGCACCGTGGATGGTGAGCCCTACGTGGACCTCCAGAAGGACCACATCCCCGACTCGGCCATGCTCGACGCCACCGTCGACTTCGCCAAGTCCGCCCAGATCGCTGGCGACATGCACCTGAAGGACCAGGACGGCAACAAGATCGAGGACGGCACCGTCCCCTTCCTGTTCCCCCTGACCGCCGACATCGCCAAGGCGATGGGCATCACGTCCCGCCGGACCGGCCTGATGGTCGGCCTGAAGCCCAGCCCGGGCACGCTGGCCAAGTTCGTCGACGGAACCTACACCGGGTTCAGCATCGGCGGCAGCTACATCGAGAACGAAGAGGTCGCCGAAGCATGAAGAACCAGAAGCCCGGCACCTACAACGTCATGACCAAGTTCCGCATCGGCGAGGTCTCCTCGGTCGACATGCCCGCCCAGGGCGAAGGCGCTCGGGTCGAGATCATAAAGCGTGCCGTCGAGAAGAAGCACGCGCTCACCGACCCGATGGACGGACACTCCCACGTCCTCCACGGCTTCGACGAGAACACGACCGGCGAGACCAGCATGGCCTCGTCCGGCGAAGACTACCACTCACACCCGTGGATCCTTGGGCAGAACGGCGAACTGATCGTCGGTGCCATGAACGGCCACACCCACCGAGTCGGCTTCTTCAGCAAGCAAGCTGTCGCAGACGTGCTCGACGAAACACATTCAACCCTGGAGCAGATGTCCGCAAGCTCCGAGGAATCTGACCCTGCGGACGATCCCAACGAGGAACCACAAATGACCGAGACCGAGTTCAACGAGAAGGTCGCCGCGATGCAGAAGAGCATCGACGAAGCGAACTCCCGCGCCGAGCGCGCAGAGCTGGTGTCCGCCCTCAACGACGTCCAGAAGGCTCACTTCTCCGGACTCGAAGGCGACGCCGCAGACAGCTTCCTGAAGTCCGAAGACAAGGACGGCGAAGTCGCGAAGGCGATCGAGCTGGCCAAGAGCGACGACCCAGTGGTCGCCACCGACGAGGACGGCACCGAGATCCTGAAGAGTCAGGACCCGACCGGCCGACTGACGGCCGCGATCGAGAAGGCCAAGAAGGACAAGAAGAAGCTCTTCGAGCTGAAGGAGAAGGGCAAGAAGGACGAAGAGGCGAAGAAGAACGCCGAGCTGTCCAAGCGCGCCTCCGATCTCGACAGCATTCCCGGCACCGAAGAGCAACGAGTAGAGATGCTCAAGGCCTTCGACGCCATCGAGGACGAGGACATGCGGAAGGCCGCGCACGCCGCTCTCGTCGCCAAGAACTCGGAACTCGCTACGGCGATGACCGAACTGGGCGCGGTCGGCAACCCCGAACTCCTGTCCGACGACGACGCCATTGCCGAGATGGGCAAGGTGCTCCAGAAGGAAGATTCCAGCCTCTCCGACGAGCAGGCATACACCAAGGCTCTCCTCTCCGAAGAGGGGCAGGCCATCTACAACAAGCGCCTGGAAGGCTAGAAACATGGCACAGTCCAACCAACTCAACGCAGTCACTCTCATCGCCGGCTCGGCGGTCCCCATCTACCGATACGTCACGGTCGCCGCTGACGGGAAGGTCGATCTCACCTCCACCAACCTTCTGTCCGTCGACGGTTGCTCCGGCGATGCCGCTGCGGCCGATGGCGATGCCCTCACCGTCGTGCTGCCCGCTGGCATCATGAAGATGGAGGCTGGCGCTGCGGTCACTCGCGGCGCGGCGCAGATGTCGGACGGCACCGGTCGCACCATCGACCTCGTCGCTGGCGCTTCCAAGTATATCACGGGCGTGGCCCTCGACGCTGCGGCTGGCGCAGGCGAGATCATCCGAGTCCTGATGAACCCCCACCAAGACGTAGCCTAGTAGCGCGGCTGCTCTCAACCCCAACAGGATTCAATCATGCCTATCAACCAACCGTCGCGCTCAGACGTCCACGTCGATCGCCCTCTCACCAACATCTCCCTGGCCTTCCTCCAGAGCCAGGACAGTTTCATCGCCGACAAGGCTTTCCCGATCCTCCCGGTCGCGAAGCAGTCGGACTCCTACTTCACCTACGATCGCGGCATGTTCAACCGCGACGAGATGGAAGAGCTGGCTCCGGGCGCTCGCGCCGCTGCGGCCAACTACACCCTCTCGACCGACACCTACAACGCGAAGGTCTACGCCCTCGCGAAGGACGTGGCGGATCAGGTGCGGGCCAACGCCGACAGCCCAATCTCGCTGGACAAGGAAGCCACCGAGTTCCTGGCGGTCAAGGCGCTGATCAAGAAGGAGAAGCTGTGGTCCGCTGCCCACTTCATCACTGGTGTCTGGACCACGGAGCGCGCAGGCGTCGCCAGTGGCCCGACCGGCACCCAGTTCCTGCGGTGGGACGTCGCCAGCTCGACGCCGATCGAGGACATGCGCGCCGCCGTGCGGGCTGTCCACGTGCTGACCGGCTTCCGGCCGGACCGGCTCGTCCTCGGCCGTGAGGTCTACGACGCGCTGCTCGATCACCCGGACATCATCGGTCGCATCGACCGTGGCCAGACCAGTGGTCCGGCCGTCGCCATGCGGGACTCGCTCGCGGCTCTCTTCGAGCTGAAGCAGATCCTCGTCATGGACTCGATCGAGAACTCCGCTGCGGAAGGTGCGACGAACGTCCACGCCTTCATCGGCGGCAAGAACGCCCTGCTGCTCTACACCCCGTCGAGCCCGGGCCTCATGACCCCGTCCGCCGGTTACACGTTCGCGTGGTCCGGTCTCCTGGGCGGCGGTGCGATCGGCACGCGCATGAAGCGCATCCGGATGGAGCCCGAAGCCTCCGACCGTCTCCAACTGGAGATGAGCTTCGATCAGAAGCAGATCGCCGCCGACCTCGGCGCGTTCTTCCTCGACGCCGTCAGCTAGCTGACGAACCCAGGCGGGGGTCAAGCCGCCACCACATTCCTCCTTCAACAGACCTACTCCAGGAACACAAATCATGGGTTACATCCACACCAGACGACCTGTCGTCCCCTACCAGCGCCAGATCGTCGAGATGTCGACGGACGCCGCATACGTCGCCCCAGCAGACCTGGGCGATGGCTCGACCATCCTCATCACGACCACCATTGCCGGTGCTCGTGCGATGACCCTGCCGACCAACGCCTTCGCTGGCCAGACCGTGCGCGTGGCGCGCGACTCGGGCGCGACCGGCGCGTTCGACGTCACCCCGGACACCCTGGTCGGCATCGCCGTCAGCGAGTGGGCCGACTTCGTCTTCGACGGTTCCGCCTGGGTCCACGTGGCATTCGGCGCTGGCGTAGCCTAATCCACAGGAGCACCACCATGGCACACGCACGAATCGTCAGGCACTGGAAGCAGAAGTTCGCGGTGGAGGGTCCGTTCATCTTCACCCGCAGCATGCAGCTCGAAGAGGGCCGCTGCTCCGTGGGCGACGACGTCCCGGACTACCTCGCGAACGACAAGCACCGCATGAGGATGTGGTGGAAGGCCGACCGCATCGCGCTGAAGAACTGGGACTACGCGAAGGGTGCTCCCCTCGAAGCCCCGGAGCTGCCCTACATCGAGCTGGGCGGCGCTTGGTTCCTCTTCCCCGACGGGACGAAGGCACACGGCAAGAAGCAACTGGAGGCCAAGCTGGCAACGCTGGTCTGATCATCATGGCGAGGAACGCAGTCCAGGTGGTCGTCGATGAGCTGGACAGGTTCATCAACGACGTGATGAAGAAGCTCGCGCTCGATATGGTCGCGATCCTCTCGTCCGCCCCGTCCGAGGGCGGCACCCCGATCGACACTGGCTGGGCCAGTGCGAACTGGATTCCGTCTGTCGGCGCGCCAGTGACCGCTCCTGCGGGCACCCGCCCGGACAACGCGACGC